TTGCAGATACACCGTGCAGCGCCGGTCCTTGACCCGATCGCTGGCCTGCCGTGCCAGCCGAACGATGGTGGCATCGACACCCGAGAGTTGAAATGTCGTTTTCGGCGCCACCGTGCCAATGGGCTGCTCCAGCCCTTCGATCTGGATCAGCTCACCCGCCCCCTGCCAAAGCTCATCGCCTGCTTCCAGCGGCCCGAAGCCGGTCCACCAGCGCCGTGCCGTCTCGCGAAAGTCCATGAAGCACAGCAGGGCCACGCCGACTTCACGTCCCGCGAGCTTGGCGGCCACGGCTTCCGGGAAAAAACCCATCAGATCGCCTCGACGAATTCGAGCGCGCCATTGCCCCAGAGACCCATGTCGAGCTCCAGCTCACCCGTCATGTCCTGCGCGAAACGCATCTCGCAAACAGGTCGGTCAAGAATGACCCTTGAGCCCGCTAGCGCACTGGCGCGCAGCCACGGCGTGAATTGCAACTGCACCGGATCGTCCGGGCTCTCCTGCCAATGATGCGTCACCAGGTGCAGCCGCTCTGCAATCCCGAAATAGTGGCCCGGTTGCGGCCCCTGCCCGTCCAGCACGCTGACGCTGATGCGTGTCCCGTTCAACGTTGCATTGGCGGCCAATGTCGCATGCACCAGATCTGACTGCCCGAAGCCGGTCAGGTCGAAATTAAGCGTGTCGCCATCATAGCTGGCCATGTCGATGTCGCTCAGCATGCGTCCATTGGCATCGCGAACCCCATGCTGTTCCCACTTCGGCACCAACACAGTCCCGGCCCGGCCATTCATTGCCCCAACGAAGCCGCGCCAGGCCAGCACTGTGGTCTCCGTCACCACCGGCCCCGCCACCCGAGCGCGCCAGCGGGGGTTGATCGCGGTAACCTGTTCACTACCGGACAGCGACTGCCCAGCCGACCGGCTCGCGCCTTCCGGATAGAACATGGCCGACTTTGGAAAGAACCACGGCCAGGCCATTGCAACTGCAGCCATGTATGAATACCCCAGATACGACAGAGCAGAGCCAAATGCCCGAACTAATACCGCTGATTGATGTCCGCCATCAGATTGGGAAGCTGGCGGTTATTAGCTTTGATCGCCGCGGCGATCTGCTCTGCAACCCCAACCTGCGCGCCTCGCGCGTCGATGTTGTAAACAGGCGCAATCGTCATATCGCCGCCGCCGGTGCGCAATTCGCTGTTGCGCGTGATCTGTGACCCGCGCGGAAGGTTCAGCAGTTCCGGGCCACGCTCGCCCACCATGGTCAGACCGCCGCGCCAATTGTTGGTGCCGTTGGCGTTCTTGCCGATGCCAAGGAAGCTCAGCAGATTACCCCCGCCGCTGCCGCCGAGAAGGCCGACAAGCAGCAGTTCGAAACCCTTTTGCAGCGCCATGTTTGCCAACGACTTGATCAGATCGCCGATAGCAGCAGTGGCGGTTTTCGATCCGTCGATGATGCTGGTGAAGACGCTGGCCAGGCCACTCGACAGCGATGATGCCAGTTCACTGCCCGATGACTTTGCCTTGTCGAGGGCATCCTGCGCCGCCAGCACTGCCCGGCTATAAGTGTCCTGGTCGATAGCGCCCGTCTGCAACAACCCATTGAGCCGCTCGACCTCCAACCCATAGGCTTCGGCCGGTGTCCGGGTCGCCTCGAAGACGGCCTTCCCCTCGGCCAGGGTCGCGTTGAAAGCCTTGGATCCCGCTGCGCCATCGGTAAACAAACCATCAAGTGAGGCCAAGAGAGCTTCTACCGCAGTTTGAGTTTCCACAATTTTGATAGTTCCGTCGGAATTGAAGCCTAAGCCTTCATAGAGGCTGTCTGCGTCAGACGCTGACTTGCCCCACCGATTCCGCCATTCCATTTGCCGGACAATATCGCCTTCCGCTGCGCCATATTCCTCCGGAAAAACCGACTTGTTTCCACCAGAAGGCAGCACTCCCTGTGGAGCATCACCTTTCGCGATGAATGCCATGAAGTCTTGGAACGCCTTGTGAGCCCCGATGAAAACCTGAGCGATGCCATCTGCAATCGTGATGCAGGCAATCGCGAAATCCTTCATCGCCGATTGGAAGTCGGAGGATGTGAGCGTTTCAACCAAGGCGTTCAAAGTCGGCAGCGCCTCTTGCGCGATCCGATTGACCATCCCCTGCAGCCCTGCCTGTAAACGATCCAGAGAATCGTTGAATTTTCCGGCCGCGGCAGCGGTTTCCGAAGAGATGGTAATGCCAAGCCGATCTGCTTCATCGCGCAAAGCCGCAATACCGTCCTTCCCCTGATTTAGAAACGGGATCAGCTCCGCACCAGACTTGCCGAACAACTGCACGGCGAGCGCGGTCTTCGTCGCGCCATCTTCGAGCTGGCTGAATTTGCCAGCCACATCAACAAGAACTACATCCGATGAACGAAGTGCGCCCTCGGCATTCCGCACACTCACGCCGAGCGCCTTGAACGCAGTAGCCACAGGCCCGGTGCCGCCCTGCGCGACAGCCAGCATGTTCTGGCTCAATTTGCGTAGGCCCGTCGCCAGAGTTTCGGTGTCCGTTCCGCCCATCTTGGCGGCATAGCCCAGGCTGGTCAGCGCCTCCACCGACACACCGACCGCCTGGGCCATCTCGCCCATACTGTCGGCATTGTCGATCGCGCCTTTGACCGCAAGACCAAGCGCCGCCCCGGCAGCCGCCGCAGATGCCGCGACGAGCGCCAGTCCAGCGCCGGCGGTCTTGGCAAAGGTTCCCAAACCCGCCGACGCCTTCTTTAGCCCTGCCGAAAACTCGGCACTGTTCAGTCCAAGGTCGACGCGAAGCGCGCCAATCACTGCGGCCATGTTGCAGACTCCCACCGAATGACTATTCTGCAGGCAGCCCGGAGGAGCCTGTGAAAATTGCTGTGCTTTTGGTTGCGTTGGTTATCAGCGGCGAGGCGGCTTACGCCTTCGACTGCCCCCTCGGGAAAGAGGGCCCTCTTTTACCTATTCGGTGGTCTGCCTATGACCGAGGCGCAGATGTCACGGTCACACTCGGCGTGCAGAACACGTTCGACAGACAGGTTAGGATGGTAGCCGCGGAAGTCTACTTCGTTGACGGTCTAGGAAGAACCGTGGGGAACGGCCCGCTCTCGGTCGACCCAGATCTACAGATATTCGGCAACGGCGCGAACGCCGGCACCATGATTGCTCCGACATCGTATTCTCGTCTCACCAAAGGGCAGATGTCGGATTTCACCCCCCACATTTGCACTGAAGCAATCCTCTTTACCGACGGCTCTAAGGCGGAGTTTTAACGCCTGCGGCTCGCCATCCACGATTTGGCAATAGCCAACTGCTGCTCCGCCGTCTGGCGATGCTGCTTGTTCGGCTGCTCCTGGTGCAGCAGGCTTTCCAGTTTGGTGAAGTCGCGCCCCTTTTTCGGCGCATAAGCCGTAAGGGACGCCACATGCCAGGCGTGCCAGGCGAGGTCGTTATGATCGCGGATGCGCCGATCTGATGCCGCCTGCATGCGCAAAGACAGCTGACGCGGCGTCAGGCGCCAGTATTCTTCGGGGTCGGACGCGACCGACGAGAAGCCGACATAGAGGCTTTCCCAGTCCCAGCCCGGCCCCGCTTCGGAGAAGGGTCTTCCTTATCCTCCGCCTTGGGGAATGCCGCCTGCAGCGCTTCGGCCACATGCTGGATGGTCGGCAGCAGCCGCGCCTCACCCATGATATCGCCGGCGGCGAGCAAATCGATTTCCGGATGATGCTCGCGCAGCGCACCCCACAAGACTGCCCGCACCGTGCTGGCGCGGAGAGCATTCACATCGTTGAACATGTTGGCGATCTGGATGATGCCGAGACCGAGAATATCTTCGACCTCGATCACCTCATTGATGGACAGGCGAAGCCGATAAGTCTTGTCGCCAACCGGGAAGTCCACCTCCCCTTTGATTGGGTTCGCCATCAGGGCACATCGTCCCAGGTTTCTTCGCCGGACACCGCCACGGTGATCGTTGCCGTCATTCGGTCATCGATGGGGATGACCTTGCTGAAACCGATAATCGAGGCGTCATAGGTCAGCGTCACGCCATTGGGGAACGTCACACGATGATCGACCGTCTCGCCCGAAGTCATGAGACCACGCAGCAGCTGGTCGGTCGGGCTGCCCGGCACCCAGTTGATTTCGAAGCTGGCTTCGCCATTGTCGATCAGCCCGGAAATGTATTCGCGGCGCCGGCCGGGGCTCTGCATATGCGTGGCATCGACACGATCGGCAACGGCCTCGCCGGGCGTTATGTTGATGACCTCGCCCACTTCCACGAACATGCCGCCGGAAAAGATTTCGTACTTGCTGCCATAGCCAATCTTGGCGTCGGTCATTGCAATTCTCCTGGTTAGAGCGTGACGCCCGGATCGTTGATGTCGAGCTGCAGGCGCGACGTGGTGAGCGCCATGCCGACGCGGATGGGATCATCGGTCGAGATGACATCGGCCCGCGGGCAAATGCCGCCGGGCGTGCCAGACAGGTAATAGTCGACGCCTGCCGTGAGGATCACGCCCAGTTCGACGACGGCGCCATTGAGCGCCAACGTCAGCGGCTGGTCGGCCAGCGCAGCATGAAGAGCCATGCCGTGAATGGCGCGAACCTCTGGCGTCGGATTGTCGTTATCGGACAGCAGCGCCTTACCCGTTGCCGACGCCTTATAGACAAGCTGGGCAGCAGTTACGGCCGCGCCGGCGATGATCGGCTGGGTGGAGCCGCTGACGAGCTTTACGTTCGCCGCGGTGATTGTCAGGTCCGCCATGCGGTCCTCCTGATGTGGGATTGCGCCAGCCCACGGCGCGTGAAGGGCTCGATCAGGCCAAGGCCCAATGGATCATGTAGTCTCGGCTGTCGGTGAACCACTTGGCCGGGCCATCCTTGCCGGAACTGGTTCGCTGGCTCTGCTCGAAGCAGCCTTGAAATTCCACGCCTTCAAAGACACCGCGATATCCCGAGAGCCGGACGGCCAGAGCATTGGCAACCGCGCGCGCCTCGGCCGCAGTCTTCCCGCGGCAATCGAACTGCACACGCGTGGCCACGTAACCGCTGGCGCCGGCCATTGTGTAATCCGTCACGCCGCTGACGACATACATGACAACCGCCGGCAAGGCGGAGCCTTGAGACACTTCGTCCCAATGGGCGAGGTTACCGATCAGCGACTTCAACGGAACATAGCCAAGCAGAAAATTGGCGAGAACAGTTTGCATCATCAGCCCTTCGCCGCCTTGCGCGCTGCGGCCGATGCCGCTTTCTCGATGCCGACCCACAATTCATCACCGATACGGTCCAACACCTGCCCTTTGGTCTGGTCCCATGCCGGCCGCATGAACGGCTCCGGCGCATTGCCGTCACTGCCGAATTCGCGCAGATGGCCCTGAGGCCGGCTGTCCGGCCCGATGAACCGTTCCTGCTCAGCCGCTTTGGTGTGCTCCGATTTCTGCGCCCGCGAAAGCGTGCCGGAAACGTCAATGCTTTCGGCCAGGCCGCCACTGTCCTTTGGCGCCAGGGAGCGTGCCGCCTTCGCGGTGATCTCTCCGGCATTGTCGAGTGCCACGCGCCAGATGGCTCGGCGCTTGGCAGGCTTAAACTGGTTCAACGCGGCATCGAGATCGCGAAGTCCGGCAACATGCACCCGGACTTTCATTCGTCAGCCGCCGCCGCTGCGCTGATCTCCAACCCTTCGCGGCGCTCCAGTTCCTTGATCCCGGATATGTCAAAGATCCGCCCATCGAAACGCACCCGATCCTTGGGATTGAGAGCATCGACCTGCGACGAATACCGAATCTGAAACCGCATCGAGATCGTCGCGCCAACCTCGGCAGCGCGGATTCGTTCTCCATCGCTGACAGGATTGGCCGAAGCCCAGACCGTGGCGAAATCCGTCCAGGTTTCAAGCGGCTCATTGTTCTCATTGTAGGTTATGGCGTACCGCTGCAGCGTGATCCGGCGATCGAGCTTCCCCGCTTTCATCAGACCCGCCAAATCCGGTATGGCGAAAGCAACGCCATGACTGCTCCAGAATGCAGAGCCTCGTCGGTCGTCGCCTCGCGGTTCTCATAGAGGAACCCGATCATCATCAGGCATGCGACCTTGATGGCAGCCGGCAGTTCGTCATAGCCAGCCTCATAAACGATACGGATGCCGCGCTCGCGATATGCGGTCGACGGCCAGGACTTGCCCCAGACGAGATCGACGGCGCCGTTGATGGCCTCATAGCTGTCGCTCGGCACGATCTGGGCAACACCACTGCCGTCGAGATAACCGATGCTGGTGATCGACCGCACCGGCGGATAGCTCAGGGTCAACGGCCGGGCCCAGAAGCAGTCGCGATATTCGGTGATGGTCTGGACATTGAGCGCCCGGCCAAGCCAGCCCTGCGGCCCATCGATCCAATCAATCGAGGCGTCGATCAAGCCTTGGATCAGGCTATCCTCGTCATTGCCCTCGACCTTCAGATGCAGCTTGGCTTCCGCCAAAGTGATCAGTCCTTCCTCGGAAGGCGCGCCCAGCACGATTTGCGACGGCAGCAGCAGGCCATATCGAAACTCTGGCATCATGGCCTCATGAAAAAGCCCGGCTCGATGGCCGGGCTGGTGAACTGTGGCGTGTGCCAGAAGATGCGAGGGTGTGGACTAGGCTGTGACGAGCAGATTGCGCTGCCGAACCACCAAAGTGTCGCCCGCCGGTGCCCGGTAAATACCAGACTTCCAGTATCCGCCTTTTGGATCAGGCCAATTCAGCAAGCCGGAATAGGCGGCAATTGGCTTGTTATCGAGCCAAGCATTCAAAGAGCCGGCTTCGCCGAATTCAGCCTTGAGCTTGAGCCAGTACCAGCGGCCCCTTTCAATGCGCGGCGTCTGTTTCTGGTTTGCCCAAATGTATGCACCTGGCTTGTCGCGCCCGACGATGCGCAGCGTCTCGCCCTTGAGCTCAAGCGCTATGGGCGGCGAAATCGGATCGGTTTTGCGCTGAAACTGCCCGATCAAGCACCAATCAGGGCCAAGCGCAGCACCGGGCTCAAGGCAGAAGTCGAACTCTACCGTGACTGACTTATGGTAGAGGTCTACTCCGTATATTTCGGTGCGCTCATTGCCACCCACCAGATCACCTGGTCGACTCTCGAAGCGCAGGACATTCCCTGGCTCCTGCATGAAGGCGCGAGGATTGCCGCAGTTCTGGGTCCGGTATGGACGGCTGTGAACGGCGATCTGTTGCTCGATCATGATGCCTCCTTGGATGTTGGGGGGTTAGGCCCGTGCGAGATCGGAAGCAAGTCTGTTTTGAAGCGACCTCAGCTTCTCCTGCGACTGAGAAAGCACACCCATCATCATGCCGTCGAAATTAAACCGAACCAGCCAGTCAAGTTCGCTAAGCTTGTGGTCGGGCTTAGTCTTCCACGCCACAATTTGGCTGTCGATCTGAGAGTAGACGGTTTGGATATCGAATTGAATTTCCTGTAATTCGACTGGCAGGCCAATAAGCGGCTCGGTCAACGGCGCACCGGAAGCACGGACAGCGATGATCAATGCAATAGCGCGATCTTTTCGAGCCTTGTAGTCGCGCTCTAGTTGCTGCTCAGTGACCTTGTCATCGGGGCCAGCCCAGGGCGCCACGCCTTCTTCGGCGGAGTACCATTTGTTCGCATCCAGTAGCGCCGCGATATCTTGCGTCATTTGAAACTTCGCCAGAAGGCGATCCCTTTTGTCTGTCCGCGCCTGGTCTTCCAGGATGGCGAGTTGTTTAAACGCCGGACGCGCCGTCCAGACAGCGGCAGCGACTGCAATCCCGCCTGCTGCCAAAGTCTGATATCGCTCAAACCAAAACTCAAAATCCATCAACATATTGTTCCCTCCAAGGAGGGCGAAGCGTAATTATGTCGGCGGACTAAAGCCAGTCGGCGGCGCATAATTCAGCGTGGCCGGAAGCTGCATTTTGTCGGTATTCACCCGAAGCGTGACGCCGAAATGCCAGGTTTCACCAGCAGGTGTGAATGTGACCCAAGGGGTGGTGCCAGCGGCAGGATCTCCGCCATTGAACCAAGTGCCATTCCGCCCCAGCCACGCCTTGCCGCCGTCAATGTCCAGCGCCAGCATCCAGATGTCGTTGACCGCCGACGTGATCGTGCCGATGGCCGCGCCTGCCGTCACATCATCCAGGAAGTTATCGTCCGAGCCGAGCCAGAAGGACGCGGCCTTGCCCGTCGTGGCAGGCTGGCCTTGGTACTGATCAAGCGACATATCACTGGTGTGGAAGCCGATACCAATTTGCGGTGTCGTCGTGTTCGTCAAGGTGATCATTTTGGCTTCGTAGTAGAGCTTGCCCGTCGTCTTGCCGATCGATGCCCGCGCTGTGCGATAAACGTTGGCAAATCCGACGACGTCGCGATTGCTGTTCGTCAGCGCCATGCCAGTGCCAACCGGCGTCCAGACGCTGGTCTGCGGCGTGCTCACTGGTGCAGATACCGTCGCAGCAATCACCGTCTGGCGAGGCGAGAACGCATAGCCCGTCAGCGTTTCGGTGAGTGTGATCGTCTTTGCGCCTGTCGTGGCAAAGGTGCCCGAGATGGTATCGCCCGACACGTTCAGCGCTGTGCCGTCGCTGGACGCTGCGACAATGGTCGAACCGGCCTTGCGATTGGTAATCGTGGCCGACCACGCCTGTGTGGCGACTGGCGCCATATTGCTGATGCTCAAAGGCGCCAGACCAAGGAGGACGCCCAGAGCCGTGCGAATGCAGGTCATCAAGGCAGTGAAGCCGGGCACATAGAGGTGCAGAAAATCCGGCATGAAATAGGTGGTATTGGTCGGGTCCGATAACTCGGGCACAGCAGCGGCATCGGCGACGCGATCCGCGCCCATGGCCTTGTAATTTGTCAGAATATGCGTGTTGAAGGCGACGCGCTCAGCCTCTCGCTGTGGCGTCCAGCTCGCATGTGCAGTCTTGAGGATGGTTACCAGGCACACCGAAAAGCCAGTGGCCTTGGCCTTGGTGATGATCGATTGCATGATCAGCACCAGACTGGCGGCCGTGGCGTTGTTGAACATGTCGTTCACGCCGGCGAGGATGACCAACCAGTTTGCACTGGTCGGAGAATAATTGGCGGCGACGTTGGACGCATACTGCGTGTCCATCAGCGACATTGGGTCGCCAGAGTGGGCCACGTTGGTGACTGGCAAGCCCGTTGCTGCCGCAAACTGTGTCGGCCAATTGGGGACAGGCCCAGTTCCTTCGGTGATGCTGTCGCCTTCCGCCACGATGCCAAAGACATCGAGGACGCCTCCGCCCTTGCCGCCCGAAAGCACGGTGCGCCTGGCCAGAATTGGATTTGGCATGGATCAATCCTGTAGGAAGCCGAAGCGCAGTTTTATGCCGGCAGCGGTGTGCGTAGGCGTTCCGGCCGTGAGCAGGATGGCTGCATAGAGCGCCTGCCCTGACGCTGCCTTGACCACCTTGCCAATGCCGTCTCGGCCTGCCACTGCCACCCCACCGAGGTTCGTATAATCGGCCGTACCGATCGTTATCGGCGCGCCGAGCATCTGCACCGCATTGGCGTCGCTGATGCTGGGTGCCGCATTGACGGTTCCGAAGGCAACGTTGTCGCTAAGCAGGAAAATCTGGATAGCTGGCCGTTGGTTGTCCTGGTCAATGACTGCGATGCTCTGCAGGACGCCAGTTCCGCCGTTCACGCGGACCGCCGCAGGAATAGAGAATGTCGCAGCCAGGACATCACCGGCCGCATAGATCGAAGTATCAAGCACCGGCGTGACGTCAACAAACGACGTCTTTCCCACCACGGCACCAATGACGTTTTCGCTCGGAGCGAGGCTGGTCAGCGTCAGAATATCCTTGAGCCGGGCCAGCACGGTGTTTGCAGCCGGGCTCGCCCCGACAACACCCACCTGTGTCGTCAAGGCGTCCTGCTTCGCCTCAGTTGCAGGCGCAGCAATGAGCTTGGCAAGAATTGACGCTAGAGCCGCTTCAACCCCATCGACATGGGCAGCAATGACCGCCTGCCCAGCCTCGGTGGCAGGCGCAGCTATCAGCTTCGCGAGCACAGCAGCCAACGTGGCCTCAGTCGCTCCGCCGACTTCCTCCGGTGCGTCGACCAGCTGCTGCAGCAGATCAATAGCCTCTGGATCACGATGATGAGGCGTATGCACGCCACCGACTTCGGTCGTGGCAAGCGTGACGGATTCGCCGGCAAAATTGCCGGTCGCAATATTATCGACCATCGGTGGCGCTCCGGTTGGGGTTAGGCAGGCTTCTTGGCGCCGCCCCTGCGACCATTCTGGTCGTGGTCGAGCGGATCGGACTTATTCTGAACGGCCGGCTCCACCTTGTTGGCGGGCCTGCGCTCTACCTTGGCTTCTGCAAGGACGTCGTTCTTGACCAGGTGCCGGACTTCGGACGGGGAAGCTTCTCGCTCTTCGCCGGGCATATACATGCGGTCGCCAAGGTGTTGACGGATAACCGTGTATTTCATGATCGATCTCCTTAGGCGGCAATGACGGCCGCCGTGGCCGCACTGTTTGCGAAGGCTTTGCCGATGATGTTCACGCCGGTGACCGTGACGGTGATGGTCTTGCCGATATCGGCCACGACAGGCACATATGTCGACGCCACGGCTCCGGGGATTGGCACGCCGCCAGCGTTCCACTGGCGCTTCAGCGAAGGCGTTTCCCGCCCAGTCCAAGTGCCCGTGGTCGATGTGAGAGTGAAACCAACCCGCGCAGTGCCGGTAATGCCTGGCAAGACCGTGTTTGCCGGGGCCGCGGGTAGATTGCCGCTATTTGCGCCGATGAAGCCGGCAAGGCTTCGCTTATGCTGGCTCTTGGTCCGCGCCATCTGGGATTCCTCCATCAGTTCATAGAGGGAGCGGGCACAAGCCCGCTCCCCTTGATCAACCGATCGATTATGCGACGTTACCGAAGTCGCCATAGATGAAAGCCTCAGGTCGGTAGACGGCGAGGGCCAACCGCTCTTCGGCGAGGATCGTCACGAGGTTCTTGGTGAAATCGTCGTTGACATAGCCAGTCTCAACGCGGGCATCCCAACGGTCGAAGACCTGGGCGCCGAGACGGAAGGCGCCAGTCAGGAACTTATCGATGGCGATGGCCTGGGTTTCGACAACAGGCAGGCCCCACAGCGTCGGCTGCAGACTGCCCTGCGGGTTGCCGATGATGTAGTTGCCTCCCGCATCCTTCAGCAGCTCAATGCGAGCCCAATCGCTTGGGTGCATGACCGTGCCGGTCGCCGGGTACTCGGCCAGAGCGGCCTGCAGCATTGCGAGACGGATGAAATCGATATTCGTTTCGGTGCCGGCCGGGTCGAAAGGCGCAGAATATGCGGTGGCCTGCGGGATGATGCCGTAGAGGTTCTGACCAGTGCCGTCGCCGTTCAGCAACTGGCCTTCTTCCTTGTAGCCCAGGCCGTAGATCAGACGCTGGTCGATGGTGGAGCGCAGTTGAGAAACGTCGCTGAGGATCTGCTTGGAAGCCTTCATCCAGTGGGCAATGACCTTGGCAGACGTGGTGACCAGGTCGAACTTCAGGTCCGATTCCGGCTTGGCGGCGCCTTCGGCCACAGGCGCAGCGCTGTTGGTGAAGCCCGTTTCCTTCACGTATTCCAGCGTAGAGCCATCCATCCGACCCTGCGAAAGCAGATCACGAACGGTGAGCCGGCGCTGAGGCATCGGCAGGATGCCTGGCAGCCGGGTCTGGTTCACAGCATCGCCGACAGAGCCGGCCGCGTCGGTGATTGCAGAGGTGAGCGTGGCCTTGATCTGGATATCGGCGCCGCGCGAATTCTTGGAGAAGCCGCTGGATTCGAACGTTTTGAACCCTTCGGACTCAGTGAACAGTTCGCCGATGGTCTTGGCCTTGTCGTCGGCGCCGCCGTTGATGCGGGCCATCTTCTGTTCGAAGTCGGAAGTGACTTCGTCCACCTTGGCGTTCATCTTGACCAGTGCCTGGTCGATATCGCCCTTCAGAGTTTCGCCAAGCTTGTCGCCCTTTTCGGCCATACCGATGGCCTTTTCCGCCATCTCACGGATCGGGTCGATTGCTTCCTTGATGGCCTTCTTGTGGTCGGCCTTGATCTCCTCTGCCATGGCCTTGATGCCCTGGTCATTGGGAGCGTCATAGACGATCTGCACGGCGCCAAAGTAGTTCATAGCGGGCATGGCAAAGAGCCCGCGCACCGCCAGAGCGGTCGCAATCATGGTCTTCATGGTGATTTCTCGCTGTTGTGGGGATCAGCCCCGGAGTGCCCGCAGGAACGCGAGCGTCTTATCCGCTTCGGCAGGATCCCCCTGCCCCTTCAGGTGGACGCGCGCGGCACGCTCCGCCTGTGAGTTTGAAAAGCCCAATCCCTTGAGCCAGACTTCAAACTCTCGCTCAGTCAGCCGGTCCCCGGCCTTGAGCTTGTCTGTCAATTCGGTGGCAGCCTTGATGGCCTTAACGCTGCTGATCGTCGCACTGCTGTTGGCGCCGATGCTGACCACCGAAACTTCCTTGAGGTCGAGCCGTTCGAGCGTCCAAACGCCGGTGTCGGTATCGACCGAATATTCCTTGATGCGATAGCCGATCGAGAGACCGTCAATATCACCTTCCTTGAGCAGTTCATAAGCCTCGCGTGCTCGCTGCACACCCATGTTCAGCTTGCCGCGCAGGAACAGACCCTTGTCGTCCTCTTTGGCGTCGATCCACTTCCCGATTGGCTCCGAGGAATCGTGCTGCCAGAACATTTTTGGCATCGTGCCGTTGGATTTGTGTTCGCGCAGGCTTTCTGTGTAGGCGCCGGCTGCGATCACGTCGCCGTAGCTGTCTGGCTCGCCACCAAAGGTGGAGCCGTAGCCTTCGAACTCGCCGCTATCCTTCAGCGCTTTGATGTCGAGCAGCGGGGCGGCCATTGCCAGCTGCAAGCCGCTATCCTTACGCAGGAACATCGCTGGTCTCCTCTTTGTCGACGTCGGTGATCGGCACGTTCTGCATTTGCAGGCGCACTATGTCGCCGCCCTCGACTGGCGGCAGATTTTCGAGCTGACGAATCTCGTTAATGGTCAGCCCACCGATAGCCGACATGGTCTTGTAGAAATCAGCACGCGCCTTGCTGTCACCGCGGAGAAGCCCCTCGATGCTGAACTCGATGGTGATGCCAGCGGCACGATCTTCGGCGCTCAGCAGCTGCTTACGCATGGCCTGTTCAATGCGCGAGAGCCGACGGCGCAGCGTGTATTTGACGAAGCCGAGGGTCACTTCCTGGACGCCCGTCCCCCAGCTGGACGTTTTCTCGCCGTGGCCAACCATGATTGGTGGCACGCCGAAGAATCTGCATATATCCTCGACGGAAAACCCACGAGACTCCAGCATCTGGACGTCTTCTGGGTTCATCGACAACGGCGCAACCGTCATGCCGCCTTCTGCCACGAATGGTCGGCCTGCGTTCATCGCGCCGATGAATTTCTCTTCCAGCCGGCCTTCGACCAGGTCGCGCTGATCCTTGTTTAGGAAGGTCGCGTACGAAATCACCACGCTTGGACGCATGCCGTTCTTGAACGTCCCGCCTGCTGAGCGCTCCAACGCCTGGGCCAGGCTGAAACTGTGGCGGCCATAGGTCAGCGTCGACAAACCGCCCTCTGGACCGCCGCCAAAGCCCCGAATATGCAAGATTTCGTCCTGCGGAAGATCGAAATAACGCCCATTTTCGGTGAACCGGTAGCGCAGCGCGCCGGAGTTTTCGCGGTGAACCGAAACGATATCGGCGCGGATCGGCGTCAAACCGACCAGGCTACGCTTCGACCCGAGGTTTTTCCGGGCGATTCCGTTGCCCTGAAGCTCCAAATTCGCCGAAATGAACTCCAAAAAGTCTACCGGCGTCTGATCTGCGTTAGGGCTTTCGTGCAAAATACGCCAAAGCGGGTGATCGCGGGCCACCGTCCGCATGCCCTTGCTGTCTGTGCGGTAGACGATGAGCGGCAGCGTCCCGATGGTGCCGGCAATGAGGTTTACGCAAGCCCATGCAGCGGAGAGAGCAAGCACGCCCTCTGTGGCCATCGATTCACCCGACCAGCCCGGTTCACTGCCCCAATGCCGTTCGCTGGTGAGAGAAAGGGGCTCAATCCGCTCTATCGGACCGCTGGCCTTTGTCTCAAGGCCCAGGAGTGGGGCAATGGTCTTCTGCAACCAGTTCATCGAGCCCCCGCAAGGTGTTGAAGATAGTCATTTAGACCAGCACCTTGAGCTGCCGGGTTGCGCGTCATCAGCGTTACTGAGTTGAACAAGGCCATGGCCGGGTCGATCTTGGCATCACCGGCGGACTGTTTTGTTGCGCGGATGCCTGTAGCAGTCGGCTCGATCTTCAGGTTCGGCACGCACCAGTTCATCAGCGGGCCGCCCGCATGCTTGAGAAGGCCTGACGCCAGCCGCCGCTCGGCACCCTTGATGCTGCTCATCATCCAACCGCCTTGCGGCGCCGCGACGAGCAGACCGGCTTCCTGCGTCACTCCGATTTCATCAAGGGCATCTTCCATTTCACCCAGGCCAGAGGCGTCAACCGCCACTCCGCCGAGCAAGCCCATCGTTTTGATCCGGCTGATGTGCTCGATGATCGTGGCGACGTCGCCAAGAGGATCCTCAAGAATGTTCAATTCGCGCGCCACTTGGATGCGCTGCAATATCGTTGCGATCTTCGGCCGGCGCTTGAGCACGCCGGAATGACACCAGGCATGCGACCATGACAGCCAGCGCTTCATCTTCCGGGTGACGGGGACGCCGTCGATCTCGATCCGGACCTCAATCTCGCCCGGCTCTCTGCCAAGGACATTAAGGCCGAACAGATCGTCCAGGCCGCCGCCGTCGATTCCCACCACGACCACTTCACTGCGTTCAAGCAGTCGGTCCAGCGCCTCGTAGTGAGGCAGCCCGGCCAACTCCGCATCTTCGGCGGCGACCCAATGGTCTGCGCCTGCCCACCGGTTTGACCGAAGGTTCACGCCGATCTCAACGTTCAGATGCTTGGCAAGGAACGTGGCCAGCGTGGTCTTGTCGCCCGAAAGCTCCTTGATCATCTCCTCTTCCAGCCATTCCTGGCTGACAGACCGCCCCAAATTGGGGTTGGTCACATAGAAATTCGCCGGATCCTCGTAGGCTTTTGCCTCGACCATCTTGTCCGGAAACTCATAGAGCACCGGCAGAAACTTGCGATTGACGATCTGGCCGTCCCTAACTGCGCGGGCATAGTCCAGTTTCGCCTTGAAAACACCGGCTGGCGGATCGTCGCTTTGCGTCGAGAGCGAGATCACGAAACCTTCAGGCCTCGATACCAGCCCGCCGGTGGCCTCGCGAAGCATGGCGTCAGCCCCTGCCCGCTTGCCGAAGACCCAAAGCTCATCGATCAGGATGCGGCCAGACTTCTTGCCGGACACAGTGTCGGTATCGGCCGCCACAACCTTTAGAACGGCGTCATTGCCGAGATGCTTGATGGTTCGGATATGATCCTGAACCGTGAGAAACCCGCCCTCGCCCGCATTGGCGTCGAGCTCAGGATCAGCCCGCACCATTGCGGCGGCCGGCTTGTAACTGTTTTGCGCGACCTCGATGGTCGGCGCCAGGATCAGCAATTCTTCATTGTGGCGCCAGTTGACGATCAACGCCGTCAGCATGATCGCCGCGGCAATGGTCGACTTGGTGTTCTTCTTGCTGATCAGCAGAAAAAACTCGGTCACCAGCTGCTTGCCTGTCTCGGCGTCGTACGATCCGAAGATCGCCGCGACGAAGTCGAACACCCACTGGTCGCTGACCTCGCCGAATGTCGGCTGGCCGGGCAGGTCGACCACCTTCAGCGCCTTAAAAACACCGAGCGCGTGATCAGCCTCGGTCTGAAACAGCGGCCGGAACGGGATGAGCGACCGCTGCGCGACGATCCGCTTCTCCCAATCTGGGCAAGCGGTCGACCATTCAAGCGTCATTTACCGACCACGGACAGCTGAGGCGGGCCTGGCCGTGGTGCAAACTTGCCGCCCGGCGCCGTCGAAGCCTCGGCCGCACTCCTCTGCGCGGCCTTCTTGCCCTTCGGCGCTTCCGTTGCAGTCTCGCCCATCGTCTTGAGCGCCAACGCGATCGTCTGCAGCGTCTTGGCGCGGGACGGAAGGCTGATTGCCTGGCGGATCGCTTGGACGCGCTCAGGGTCGGTTTCGTTCATCTGGATGATGACTTCCATCTCACCCTTGTGGAGCGTCTCGGCGCCGAGCTCATCGAGCATGCGCTCGGCAAGATTGCGTCCGCGGCCGAGGACTTCCTCGACCTTCGAAACCTCGCCGACCGGTACTACCTCTGCCGGCTGGTTCGCACCCGCCATTTGCTGCGAACCAACGGGCTGGTTCGCACGGGTCCATTTGCGTTTCTTGGCTTCCTTCCGGATCGCTGCGTCTGAAATCGAATACCACTTGGCAATCGCCCGGATGCTCTGCTTTCCGGCCCGATATTCGGCCTCGATTGCTGGCCAATCCGTGCCTGTTTTTTTGGCGTTCATCGTGTGGTTCGCGCCTTGGTTCGCACCCCTGATTTCCACCAGAGGAAAAAATCTCTGCGTGAG